CCCGTCGGTGAACGCCGAACCCTAGTAGCCGCAGGCGCACTCCTCGCCGCAATACCACCTACTAGAATCAGACGATAATGAAACGCATCATCAACTACGTAATGGATAACACTTGGACATGGGTGGGCACAGGCATGGTTCTAATCACCTTGTCAGGTCCTACCTTAAGACAGGCATTACTGTTAACAGGTGCAGGTATTTTGATACACTCGTTGATATCCCTAACACAAAAGGACACAGAATGAACTCCATGATTGCCAAAACATTAGACCTCACACAACGCCTCGTGTCGCTGTTCATCGCATCAGCCCTACCTATCATCACAGGTGGAGCAATCCTCGGAGTCGATGTGGTCAAGTCCGCTGGTGTTGCAGGACTCACAGCCCTGTTCGGTGTCGTACAGAAACTCGCAGCCGCATCAGTTGACGGCGAACTTACATCAGAAGAAATCTCAGCAGCGTTCGGAACCAAGACTAAGAAAAAGTAATGAAGTATCCTGTCGCTAAACTTGTACTCCCGAAAGATTTGAAGGGAGCGCAGAACGGCAAACTATCTGCCGACATCATGCGCTCTATCACACCTTCAGGGAAGTTACATCATCTCGCGGCACGGGCATGGGAAGCGTTACATGACGCCGCTATGCAGGTTGAAGGAACCAAACCGTTCAAACCGACTTCGAGCGCTGATGCGTACCGTTCTTTCGACCAGCAACTAGCAGGGTTCATGTCACGGTTCGTGTTAAAGGACACAGGGACTAACACAACACGTACCTATCAAGGCAAGAAATGGTTCCTTAAAAAAGGTATGGCTCCGATGGCATCCCCAGGCACATCGAATCATGGGTGGGGTTTGGCTGTTGATGTTTGGTCAGCGAACGGCGCACGTTTAGATTGGATGCTACAGAACTGCGAAAAGTTTGGATTCAGTTGGGAAGTTCAATCTGAGCCGTGGCATATCCGCTATGTATGTGGCGACAATTTGCCGCAAGCGGTGTTGGATTTCGAAGCAAAAGTTAAGCCCGCATAATGGACGGCGGGTGGGCTTTAATACTGTCTGCTGTAGTGACAGCGGTAGGCGGTGTGATTGTTACAATCATCGCCCAGTTCCGTAAAGAAAATCAGGAAGACCACGCTGTTGTTTCTGGTATGTTGCAACACGTGTTCAGTAGCGTGAACAGGGTTGAGCATAAAGTTGATAAAGTTGCTAACGGTTTAGAAAGCCACATTAAAGAACATAAGAAATAGTGCTGTTAACAATCTATATTCCTACGTTTAAAAGACTTGATATCGGTCCATGTTTGGAGTCGATAGTTCCGCAACTTGTTGACGGTGTTGAACTCATTGTCAGCGACAACGACCCTGATGGTTTCGCCGAACCGTTCGTTAAACGGTTCCCGCAGGTTCAGTACAGTAAAAGGTTAAAGAACATTGATGGCGACCCGAATGTGTTGCGTGGTGTGACACAAGGTAGCGGTAAATATGTTTGGGTTTTCGGTGACGACGACACAATGTTGCCTGGAACTATTGAGATGCTGTTGCCGATGCTGGATGGTGTTGGTCGAGTGTTGCATTGGACTCCGAACAGTCGCGAAGTGAACGCAGGGTTCTCAGGAAAACTGTGTGACTATATGAATAGTCTTGGTGACAAATCCATTCTTGTTGCTTCGACAACGATTACGTCTACGGTGTGGCGCAGAGATGCAATGAACCTCAGTTCGGGATTAAACAAATTGGATACAAGGTATCCTTTGGCTTGGGCTGGGTTAACCATAGATACCATTAAGGTGATGCCAGTACCGACAATTACTGTCGGTTACATTCATCAAGATAACTATTTCACGTACTTCCCTTTGGTAATGGATGAATACATTAGGGCATGGAGTAATACTGTGGGTGCGAACCCGATAGACTTTTCGAGTCAAGCAAATGGATGGAATTTTGTGAGTGTTTCGCTTGAAAAAAGTAAAGGATGATATGCCGACAGCATTCTGCAACAAATGTAACACGCTAGTTACGCATCAGCCAGACAAAACAATCGGATGCCGTTGCGACCCAGACGCCCCAACATGGATAGCGTATAAACCAGACGGAAAATTAATGGCTTTCAGTCACGCAAATTATTCGGAAACAACCGACTAACAATTCGTCGACCTGCTATCTTGTCAAGTCCTATGACAAGAGAAACGCTATACAGTATAAGAAAATTCTTGGTAAAAGCAAGGGTCGCAAGCCACACAGAAGAACAAGAATTCTTCCAAACCCTAGCAGAACTAGACCAAATGATTAAAACAGCACCCTCACAGCGGATACCTCAGCAAGTAAACTGATGCTATGACCGAAGGGTACAAACATACAATGGTGCTAATCGTCTGGCATGACGCACACTCGGTGAGTACAGGCTGGATGCCAACATCAGACATCGAACCTGACCCCGCCATAGTTCACTCTCTGGGTTGGTTGTTGCCTGACGCTAAACCAAACCATATTGTTATCGCCCAATCGTATGTTGATGAATCATCAGACCATATTCTTGCTGTCCCGTTGAAGATGGTTGAGCAAATAAAAATCTTGTCTTAGGGGTTGACAGCCACCCCAATCTGCTATACAGTATTACAAGTATCAAATACGAGAAGGGAACATATGAACATCACATTGCAACGCATTACTAAACCTACGCACGGGGAACAAGACTGGCTAGACCTCAGATTTTGGGATGACCAGAAACGTAAACGGGTATCAGCATCAGCAGTCGCCGCCATCTACGGGCTACACCCGTTCGTGCCAGCAGACAAATATGCAGCCGAACTATTAGGTGACGTACCACCATCACCGATACCACCGAACCCTGCAATGGAACGAGGGAACCGTCTGGAACCGTTCGTGTTGCAATGGGCTGTAGACAAAACAGGTATCCCGTATCTCACACCAGAGGAAATGTTCATCGCAGAAACACCCGAAGGTGCACGCATGATAGCCACCCTCGACGGACTCTACGAGAACGGTGATGAACGCAAAGTGTTGGAAATCAAAACGATGTCACGTGAATGGGAAGGCGAACTGCCCGACTATTGGCGTCTGCAAGGAATCCAACAAGCCATCTGCGCTGGTGTGAACTTCATCACATGGGCAATATTTGACTCAACAATGGTTCTTTACATCCATGAGCAGAAGATAACCGAAGCCGAAAAGCAGGAGCATTGCGACGCCGTAGCAAAATGGCTGACATCGATTGACCTTGGCATCACCCCAGATGGTGTGCATTGGTCGTATGAAACGATTAGCACCCGATATCAGAAGCCGACAGGGACAACGGTAGAACTGCCACCAACAGCATCAGAACTAGTGGAACAACTAAAGCATGTGAAGAAGGAATTGAAAGCATACACAGAAATGGAAGACAGATTAAAAGCAGAACTGTGCGACATGATAGGTGCGAACGAGTACGCCACCGTGAACGGCACAGTCATCGCCACATGGAAAGGCAGAACATGGGCGAGCCTAGACATCAAAGGAATCAAAGCAATGGAACCAGCAATAACAGAAAAGTACAGCAGGAAAGTAACCAACAGAACACTTCTCTTGAAAGGGGAACGAGCATGAAACTAGAAGATATCCTCACCGAATACGCAGTACCAGACCCATCAATCGTAGGGAAACTACCGAAAGGCGGAATCCAACTTGACTTCGTAGGTCACGCAGAAATCACACGCATCCTCATCGCCATCGACCCGATGTGGTCATGGGAACCATGCGGATGGGTGAACGGCAGACCAGCAATCGTAGAAGTAAACGGCATGGCAGTCATGTGGGCACACCTCACCATCCTCGGGAAATCAATCCTCGGTGTTGGCTCGGTTCGTGCAGATAAACCTGACCTAGATAAAGAACTTGTCGGAGATTTCCTACGCAACGCATCTATGCGCTTCGGTATCTGTCTGTCACTCTGGTCTAAATCAGAATGGGATGACAAGTCAGCAGTAGCGGGGAAGCCACAAGCAGGCAAGGCTGTGGCTTCCACCGTGACTGACGACACAGCACCACTCACCAAAGCACAAGTGAAACAGTTCGTTGATGCCTGCGAAAAAGCAGGGCTAACACCTAGCGCAGTCGCCGAAAAAGCAGGCTTGAACTGGGCTGGACAAATCCTACAAAAAGACCTATCAACATTACGCACAGCGTTCACCGAAATGAAAGGCGTAACCAATGGCTAACTATCGGACAGTAGACCCGACAGGTAAAACCCGTTCAACAGCCATAGTCGCTTTGCGTTTAACAGCAGACCAAATGGAAACAATCAAACAACTATGCAAGAAACGTGGTGTCAGCAGAAGCCTTCTGTTCCGCCAACTATTAGCAGAGGAGTCGGCTCGTGTCAAAGGAACGCGCTAAAGGAACCAGTTTCGAAACGTTCATCGTGAACTATCTCGCACAGTTCTACCCTCATGTGGAACGGCGAACATTACACGG